TGTCCTTGATGTGGGTCCTACCGCTTTCCTCGATTATGTCAAGAAGCACAATCTTCCGATTCCAGTTGCAGTTGGTACGCTAGTTACCTATGCTCGATTCAGTGGTAAAACCATCAAAGATGGTAAAGATGAAGTAGTTGTGATTAATGACGATGATGTCATTGCAATTCATGCCGACACAGAGGATTAAGCAGAGATGACGACTGACGCACAAAATGACCAAGGGACACAGATCCAAGGTGAAGCCCTTACCCCAACTCAACAAGAAGCCCTTGCACAAGGTTGGGTGCCCAAAGATGAATTTGACGGTGATCCCGAAAAGTTCGTCGATGCTGGTGAATTCCTCCGTCGTGGGGAACTGTTCCGTAAGATTGAATCCCAATCCAAGGAACTGAAGGATGTCCGGAAGGCTCTGGCTGAAATGGCCAAGCACAATTCCAAGATTCGTGAAGTAGAGTATCAGCGTGCTCTTGAAACGCTGAAAGCTGAAAAGAAGGCTGCTCTCTCTGAAGGAGATGCAGATAGAGTTGTAGAGATTGATGACAAGATTGATCTCGTAAAGACACAACAAAGGCAAGATCTCCAACAACAAGTCCAACAATCAATTCCGCAAGAAGTTCACCCCGAACTGCGCAATTGGATCAACCGAAATGGTTGGTATGAGACAACGCAATCTATGCGTGGCTGGGCTGATTCCCGTGGAGTTGAACTTGCCCAAGAAGGCAAATCCCCGACCGAAGTGCTGAACACCCTTGAAAAGGAAGTTAAGCAACGGTTCCCGGAAAAGTTCCACAATCCGAATCGTGACCGTGCAGCACCGGTGGAGACCACTCGTGGTCGAGCCAATGCAAAGGCAGATGCTGATTTCGAATTGTCGGATGTTGAGAAACAAGTGATGAATACTCTTATCCGTCAAGGTGTAATGACGAAAGAGAAATATATTGCCGATCTCAAGGCAATCAAGGAAAAGAATTAATCCCAGAGGATGAACTGATATGACTCGTAGAAACGCTAATATTACGGAAGACAAGGTTGGTGAGGCGGCGAGCGCACGCCCGAAGCGGATTGCAGTTGGTTTGCGTCCGAAGCTTGCTCTGATTGGTAAAGATCCGAATTATGAATACCGGATTGTGAATGATACCCCAGGGCGCATTTCGATGTTTAAACAAAGTGGTTGGGAACTTGTCCCCAATAGTGAAGTGGATACCGGTAATTACCGTGCTGAAGAAGCAACGGAACTTGGTAGCCTCGCTTATTATATTGTGGATGGTGGGACTGGTCTGAAGGCTTATGTTATGAAGATTCGTAAGGAATGGTACGAAGAATTCATGCAGGAACATGAGCAGGAAGTCCGTTCGACTGAAGAGTCTCTGCGACCCAATTCTAATGATGGCGAATATGGCTCAGTCAGGATCGATCGTTCTGGTCGAAATTAAACAAGTCGTTGGCCATCTATTTAATCTTTATTTTGGAGTTATTTAAATGGCTAACGTAAGTCGCATTAACGGTTTCAAACCCGTTAAGCATTTTGATGGCTCGCCTTTCAACGGGCAAGTTAATCGTTATGTTACGAACCCCGGCGATTCCACTCCCATTTTCAATGGTGATCTGGTAACGCTGGCGGCATTTACTGATACGCCGGGCTCGACCCCGTATCAAGGCAATGTCGGTGGTACGCAAGGTATTACTAAGGCAACTCTGGGTGCGGGTAACCCGGTGGTTGGTGTTGCTGTCGGTTTTATGATCAATCCCCTTAACCTCAACAGCCCACAATATCGTCTGGCCTCGACGCAAGTCTATGTGCTTGTCGCTGATTCTCCGGATACGGTGTTTGAAGTTCAATCGTCGGTTGCAGCTACGCCGACCGATCTGAATGGTAACGGTACTGTTACGGATGCTGGTGGTTCGACGGTGACTGGTTTCTCTGGTCAATATGTCAGCGCTTACACGAACGGTGCAACGGCCCAGGTCAAGGTTCTCGGCGCAGTCCAGAAGGTGGACAACGATATCACGTCGAATAACTATAAGATTCTGGTCTCGCTGAATAACCATCAGTACAGTGGCGGCACTGGTACGGCTGGCGTCTAATAGGAGGATTGAAAAATGGCTGGTATTATTAATAGTTCGAGCTTTGCAAAAGCTCTTTGGCCTGGCGTAAATGCCTGGTGGGGTAAGGCTTACGATGAGTATCCGGTTGAATGGGATAAACTCTTCGAGACGTTTACGTCGCGTAAGCAGTATGAAGAAGATGTTGGTATCACCTCATTCGGCCTTGCTTCGGTGAAGCCGGAAGGTTCACCGATCACGTATGATTCGGAAAACCAAACCTTCACGACGCGCTATACGCACATCGTGTATGCGATTGGTTTCCAGATCACTCGTGAAATCATGGAAGATGATCAGTATGACGTGGTTGGTCAACGTCGTGCCCAAGGTCTTGCTTTCTCGGTTCGCCAGACGAAGGAAGTGGTTGGTGCCAACGTGTACAACCGTGCTTTCAATAGCTCGTATGTTGGTGGTGATGGTGTCTCGCTGATCAATGCTTCACACCCGAACTTTGCTGGTGGTACGTGGTCGAATCAGATCTCGACGGCTGCCGATCTTTCGGAAGCTGCTCTTGAACAGGCTTGCATCGATATCGCTAACTTCACGAACGACCGTGGTCTGCGTATTGCTGTTCGTCCGGAATCGCTCATTCTTCCGATTCAACTTGAATTTGAAGCAGAGCGTATCCTGAAGACGGAGCGCCGTGTTGGTTCGAATCTGAATGACATCAACGCTCTCCGTGAGACGGGCCGTTTCCCGAAGGGTATCACCCTCAACCACTACTTCACCAATCCGCTTGCATGGTTCATCCGCACGGATGTGAAGAATGGTATGAAGATGTTTAACCGTCGTGGCGATGAGTTCGAAATGGACAACGATTTCGATACGGAAAATGCTCGCTTCAAGGCAACGTCGCGTTACAGCTTTGGCTGGACCGATCCGCGTGCGCTGTACGGCTCGCCGGGTGTGTAATAACATGCAGCCCTTCGGGGCTGCTTCTACTGGAGATTTAAATGGGTATTAAAAACGTAGCTGATCTCGTTCAGCTTAACCCCAGCTATCCAGACGCCCTGAATCCTGTCCGTAAATCGTATCTGGTGGTTCCTTTCCAAGTACTGCGCACGAATACGACTGCTACGAAGATTGCTGTTCTTCCGGCAGATGCAACGATTCTGGGTTTCCGGATGTACAGTACTACGGCATCTAATGCTGGTACTACTGCTACGATTGCGCTGACGGGTCAAGGTGTGGGTCCTAGTGGTCAAGCGATGAACTTTGGTACGTTCAACGTGCTGGCTGCTGGTAACTTGTCGCCCGGCACTGTTCTCCTGAACACTACTGTTGGTCCTACGGGTACTGGTGTTTATAATCTGGAACGTGCTCCGGCAGTACAGACGCAAGGTGACATGATCATCTATGCAACGTATGCTGAAACTGGTACGGCTTCCAGCGCTGGTGGTCCGTGGTATTTTGTTATTGAATACGTTCGATAAATCCGTACCCCTTCGGGGGTACTCCTTTTTGGAGATCTAAATGCGTCGTATCACTGAAACAGTGAGTGGCATCGGTACTTCACCGACTCTCCCGATGGATTATCGGGCTCAAGTATTCAATGTTGGTTTTGGCTGTGAAGTCACTGGATCGGTCACGTATTCGGTGCAACATACTTTTGATGATATCTACAATCCGGCAATTACTCCGGTTTGGTTCAATCATGCCTTTGTCAATGGTGTGACTACTAGCATGGATGGTAACTATGCATTCCCCATCGCGGCGATGCGTTTGAATATCACTGCTGGTACAGGTTCTGTAACGATTAATATTCTCAGCACCTCTGGGCAGGGTTAATTATGTCTACAGGTGTGGTTCTTACTTCTGGAGTATCTGGTGGGGGATTGATTCTTCAATCTCCGCTGGACAGTTCCAATAATGCAGCTACTACCTCTTTTGTCAATCAACAGATCAATCGTTCAATTGCAACTCTTCCGTTAGCAGTCGGAGCAACTGGTGGTGGCATCTATAATCAAAATTCTCTGGGGAGTGGAGCAACTATCGTTGTTTTCGTTAGCTCCAGTCCGGGTCCAGTCTCCTCTGTCCTAAGTGTTGTTAGTGGCGGTACTGGATATGCAGTGGGTGATCTTTTGATTGTTCCTGGTGGCGGGTATGATTGTGTTTTGCGAGTGACGAATGTTTCAGGTGGTGTTATTCAATCTGGTGGTCTCCAGGTTCTCTATGGTGGCACGAATTACACAACTGGTTTCCAGACAACTGCTATTGACATTCCTCCCTCTGGTCGCACCATTATTCTTACTGGTACACTAACTAGTAATGCTACTATCATTATTACAAATGGCACATATGCAACCGCATCACGTCGTAGCATTTATTGTAACAATACGACAGGATCTTTTTCGGTCACGGTAAAATTGAGTAATGGGGCGGGTGGTTCAACGGGAACTGGTGTTGTACTTACACAAGGGACGAATAACTCAACTGCTATGTGGGTCTGGACAGATGGGGTAAATGATACCTGGACGGTAGCCGCATGACCTCTAATGTTACTATCTATCCTCATGTTGAAGACGGTACTGGAGTCACTCAATTTCAGAGTGTTACTGAATACGTTTCGACAACTGCTGGGGCGATGCAGGGTGACGTACTATTGATCTCTGGAGGGGTTGTACTTTTAATGACTGGCGGTAGTCTACTTCTTGTATAGGTTTATAAATGGCAGCTAATCAAAATGTAACACAACTGACTCCACAGACGGGGAGTGCTAATACCACTTCTCTGTTCTATGCTGTCGTGAGTGGATCTACTGATACTGGATTGCCTCTGTCAGTCTTGGTGAACAATCTAGGACTCACTGGCACGCCTACGACTCCCACAGCTACGACTGGTACCAACACGACTCAGATTGCCTCCACAGCATTTGTGCAGGCACAACTTACCTCGTCCCTTGCTCCTTATGCCCCTATCGCTAGTCCCACCTTCACAGGTACGGTGACTATCCCGACAGTGACTCTTAGTGGTGGCACGATCAATAGCACCTCGGTGGGTGCAACTACTCCGTCTACGGGTTCATTCACCACGTTGGCTTCTAGTGGTCTTGCAACGCTTTCTAGTCTTTCCACTAGTTCAGCTACGCTCAGCGGTGGTACGATTAACAGTATGTCTGTTGGTGCTACTACGGCTAGTACGGGAAAGTTCACGACTCTCCAAGCTACTAGCACCATCACCCCTTCGACTACGGCTGGTATCGTAGGTACAACTGGTGCAGATAATGCTAATACGGGTAGTATTGGTGAATATGTAACCGCAACGCAATCCTCGGGTGTGTCACTGTCTAATGGCACTTATGCTAACATTACTAGTATTTCCCTAACTGCGGGCGATTGGGACGTAAGTGGTGTGGGGATTATTACTGGAAGTGCAACTGTAGTCCAGAATGGCCTCGTGGGCATTTCTACTACTTCCGGTAGTTCAGGGCCACTGGGATATTATTCACAAGTACAACCGGGTGGACCGGCTCCTGACATAACAATCGGCGTACCAACTCCAGTGGTTCGGATTAACGTCTCAACCACTACTACAGTATATTTGGGGGCATTGGCAGGATTTACGTCGGGCACTGTTTCTGCCACAGGTGTCATTCGTGCTCGACGAGTGAGATAATTTATGGCCCGAAATTGGTTTAAAAGCGGGGAATGGAATGTATGGTGCATGGTCTGTAATCGCAAGATCAAGTCGGGAGAAGCTCTAAAGCGGTGGGATGGTCTAATCGTCTGTCATGAAGATTATGAACTTCGCCACCCTATGGATTTTCTCCGGACTAGACAAGAGCGAATTACAGTTCCTTTTTCATCACCAACTTCCTTCAATCTATTTGATGGGCCAAGCTATCCTCCCTATCCTTTCTGCACAGCCCCTGGTTCTAGTGGTGTAGCATCCTTTGCAGTAGCTGGATGTGCTAGACCCAGCCTTGGCTTTCCTAACGGATTGCCGGTTACGCAACCAGAAATTCCGGATGAAAGTACTGCTGTTCCTCTGGCTTTCCTTAACGATAACAATTGGGTCACAATGTCTGGCAACCAATTGGTAACAGTGACGTTAGACTAATATGACTGAACTACATGAACGGGTAGCAGCCCTCGAAGAAAGGGCTGAAATTAAAGAACAACAGATAGAAAAGATTCTTAAACATGTAGAGTCCATTGATGCTCAATTAAATCGTTATAAGGGTTTTATTGGTGCCATTTGGTTTGCAATCTCCTGTATAGGTATCTTTCTAAGTGGCTGGAAGTTTTTCCATAAAGGTTAATGATTATGAGTCTCACCGGTATTGGTGAAGTAGCAGACCTTGCATCCACCGTTGTTAACAAGATCTGGCCGGATAAATCGGCTCAAGAACAACAAGAGATCGCCGCAGCAGCGGCCATCATCCAAGGTCAAATAAATATTGATAATACCGAGGCAGCTAACCAAAAGATCTTTGTGGCTGGTTGGCGTCCGTTTATCGGTTGGATCTGTGGCGCATGCCTAGCGTGGAACTATGTGGGAACTCCGCTGCTCTCGGCTGCTATGCTGATTGCCGGGCACCCTGTGATGGTGCCTCAAGCAGATCTGAGCGAGATGATGCCGATTCTGATTGGTATGCTGGGCCTGGGTGGTATGCGTACATATGAAAAAATTAATGGGGTAAATAGTGGCCACTAATATGACGTTTGTTGATTACGTCACTCCGATTCCTGCGGATTGGCTTAACAACGTAAATACTGTAGTACACGAGAGCACGTTGGCTCTTACCAATGTGGCCGCTGTTCGAGCTCAAACTGTTACTAATGGCCCTTCGGTTATTACGACTGGCTACCACACTCCTGGAGATGGTGGTGGTGCAGTCTATGTATTGAACCCTAATGACCACACTTCTGCTGATAATGGGGGCAGTATCCTTGTAGATGCCCAAGGCAATCGCTGGTATCTGAATGGCATGAATGGCTACATCAGCGTTAAGACCTTTGGTGCTTACTATGATGGCATCCACGATGATACTGCTGCTCACCAGAATGCTCTGAATTGGCTGGCTTCCCAAGGTGGTGGCACACTTCTGCTACCGGTGGGAACTGCTAATATTTCCTCTACTTTGACATTGCAAACCAGTGGTGTGTCGATGGTTGGTCAAGGACGTGGTTCATTCCATGATGTGGGAGGCACCCAATATGATGCGCCTACGATCTTGAGTTGGACAGGTACTACCGGTGGTACGATGGTTAAGTACACACCGTCAGGTAACCGCGCTCTTCGTAATTGTGATTTCGATCAAATTATGATGTTGGGCAATGGAGTTGCTGCAACTGGCTTGTATCTTGCTTCCATCACTGATTCGGTGTTCCGCCTTTCGGGTAGCAATTTTACCTCGACTGTCTGCGAAACCCATATTGCTTCTGGTCTAGGCGACGCTTCGGATGTCCAGCAGAATGATTTCTGGATTCAAGCATACCAAGAAAATGCTGGCGACGGTTCCATTTTTATTGCGTATTGTGATTTGGTGAGTTCTGGAACTCAGGGTAACTTCTCCTTCAATCGTATGTGGGAAATTACCGGAAACTATCTTGGGGCTAATACCGGTGTTGCTGCCATCGATATCCAAGGTGCTGATAACAATGATCTGTACAATGTTCAACTATATCGGCTTCCGGGTGGTCAAGCCGTAGGTCTGCGTTTCATTCAAGGTGCTGCTAATCAAGCATCGCGTCAGAATACTGTCTGGAGATGCTCTGTTGGTCAGGGTGGACTTTACTCCGCTGGTACTGAGGCAGGCTCCTATCCGGCGGTGCAGAACAATGTAATCTTTTACGATCAGGGTAATGGTGACCCCACACCCGCTATTGGAGGCAGTTCCCAACTGTGGTGGGGTTCTAATCTAGCACCTCTTGGTAATCGCATCACGTTGAATGGCGCACAAAATCAGGTACAATTCCTGGATGGTCGTATGAGATACTCTGGGCAAACTGGCGGTATTACCTCCAATGGTTCGACCACGATTACATTCCCAACAGCCTTTCCTACGGAAGTATTGACCGCTGGTGTGACGCCACTTTCTGCAACTTCCATCACAGGAACTTGGTCTATCGTACCTACTGAATCTACACTCACGATTTACAACTGGACTGGCACCACACTGGCCTTTGACTGGTGGATTGAGGGGATCTAAGTTATGACCATTTCTGGAGATAGCACCTGGAATATGACGCAAGCATCTATTGTGAATGCCGCGTTCCGTAAGATCGGGATTGGAGTGGATGGATCTACTGCCACTTCTACCCAAATCGTCAATGCTAATGAAGCATTGAACAACTTGGTGTTTAGTCTGTATGCCCAAGGTATGCCGGTGTGGGCAATGACGACCACTTATTTCAATCCCATTCAGGGGCAGAATGCTTACCCCGTTGGGCTTGGAATTGGTACTGGTAACCTGAACATTCCGGCACCACTTAAAGTTACTCAAGCATGGAATCTGGATGTCTCTGATCCGAGTACCACGTACCGGATTCCGATGAACATCTATACTCAATATAACTACAACCTGCTAAATGCTCCTAATGATCAGGGCTATCCTGTTCACTTCTGGTATCAGCCCGGCAATCAAGCAGGCACAATTAACATTTGGCCTGCACCTGATTCATACACTCAACAATACCGGCAGATCTGGTTTGTGTATCAACGTCCGTTCGATCAATTCGATTCTTCGACGGATACTCCGGATTTCCCTCAAGTGTGGCTGGAGCCTTTGATCTACTCATTGGCTCACCGACTTGGCCCTGAATTCGGTATCCCTCTCAGCGAACTGGATAAGTTCAATGAGCAAGCAAACATGCTGATCCAGAATGCTTTGTCGTTCGGTACGGAAGAAGGTGCGCTGTTCATTCAGCCGGACTGGGTAGTAATGGGTATGGGCGGGGGGAACCCGTATGGATATTAATTTTGCTAAATGGTACGCTAAATTTCGAGGATCTTCGACGTTTCTTATCGGGCTGTTGGTGTTTATCTTTGGTTGGTTGGCTCTCCACTACATCTTTCCTTGGTGGGATAATGACCTTGCAGGTATCAATATCATCCTGAGTTCGGAAGCTTCTGTGTCTCTGGCGTTCTTCGCCATGATGCAAGAACAAACTGATCTTCAACACAGTGAGGTGATGAACGCTATTAAGCAGATGTTGGAACAATCCCAGAAGGTTGATGCAGAGATTCTTGAAACGGTCGAGGATATTGAAGAGAAGATAGATGAGCACTAACCTCACACTACAGCGACTCAAAGAAGTTTATGATTATCTTCCAGAGTCCGGATTATTTGTCCGAAAGATCAGAACTTTCCGTCATAAGGCTGGAGAGATTGCAGGCACTCTATTGGACGAAGGTTATATCCAAATTGGGATTGATGGAAACCAATACCGAGCCCATCGATTAGCATTCTTTTATATGACTGGCAGTTGGCCCACTCTAGAGATTGATCACATTAATGGTATTCGTTCTGACAATTCTTGGGCAAATCTTAGAGAAGCCACCCGAGTTCAAAACTGTCAGAATCGCGGAATTAGTAAAGGAAACACTTCTGGATACAAAGGAGTTTCATTTATCTCAACAACTGGAACCTATCAAGCCCGTATAAGGGTCAATGGAAAGGGTGTATATTTAGGAAGATATAAGAGTGCCGAAGAGGCGGCAGAAGTATACAAACAAGCCGCCGAAAAGTACTTCGGAGAATTCGCATGTCGGTGAATCCCTATTTTACCCAATACCACACACAGCGGTTTTCCTTTATTGGTTCTCCCCTTCAGCGGGACGGGGAAACTGGTAAGGATCAGCGTTTTGTGAATCTATATCCTGAACTGATCAAAAGTCCTATCTCTGATGGTAAGAAGTATTATCTGAAGAAGCGTCCAGGTGTTTCTCTGGTAAACACAATTCCTGGAGCCAGTGGGCAAGTTCAAGGGTTCTTCTACTGGTCGATCAATCAAACTTACTACACTGCGATTGGTGGTAACCTCTACGCAGGTAATACTTTCATTACCTCCCTGCAAACCAGTACTGGTCAGGTGGGGATGTGTGCTTATGTGTCGTCCAATGCTGAGAATCTTTTTGTATGTGATGGTGTCGATGCCTACGTGATCACTCCGAACAACGGACTTACCGTGGTCACTGGCGTGGATGGTCTTCCTCAACCCCACATTCCTACTCCTGTTGCACTGGATGGATACATCTTCCTACCCTCAGGGATTAATACCATCAACAACAGTAATCTGAACATGCCAAATTCGTGGCCGGTGGATGGTTTCATTGACACAGAATTGTTCTCATTCCAGATCGTGGCACTCAAACGAGTGCAGAATTACATTGCAGCAATCACTACCGGCTCCATTGAGTGGTTCTATGATAATGCTAATGCTACAGGCTCTCCACTAGAGCGTAATGCTCCCGCCGTGTCCCAGTTCGGTTGTCCTGCACCTTATACGATTGATCAGACAGAATTGGAATTGATCATGGTGGGCGAAACCGGGAATGGTGGACGAACGGTTTGGGTTATCAATGGCTTCCAGCCCACTGAGATTGGTACAGAGCCTGTCCGTGAAGCTTTGGATAATGAAGGCACTTCGATCAACTTGGCCAATGCTTATACCATCCAGGTATGTGGCCACAAATTTTATGTGTTGAATCTTACTGGTTCGAGTCGGACATTTGTTTATGATTTTGAAGAACAGATGTGGCATGAGTGGTCGGGAAGTACTACACTGGGTGTCAATTATCCTTGGGTGTACCGTTATGCTGCTGACAGCGGCAATGGTGCTCCGATGTTGATGGCATATACTGGTGCCGGTCAATTGGAATTGTCCCCGAATAATTATACGGATCTAGGTGTTCCTCCACTCTGTTTTGTGCAAACTACTAAGTTGGACTTCGACACAATCAAACGAAAACGATTGTATCGATTATCGGTAATCTGTGATGGACCTAATGGGGACAACAATGTCCCAATGACAGTGAACTGGTCTGATGATGACTATAATACGTGGGTAGGGAACTTCACACTGAATCTGAATTCGAGTTACCCAACAGTCACTCAGTTAGGTTACACAAGACGAAGGGCATTCCAGTTTGTTTACCAGCAACCTTATCCACTACGTTTAGAAGCTTTTGAAGTGGATATCATCCAAGAAGTTCGGAGATAAAATATGGCAGCCGGTGTACCTCCGCCACCCCTAAATTCCCCGTCTGGAAGTTACTATTGGTTGGAATGGTACACCAATCTGACCCAATTCCTTAACGGGCAAAACATCCCTTGGTCAGACCTTAACTTCAGTCAGTCAGATATTGGGGACATTGTAACTCGGTACCACAACACACTCACTCATATTCAAGGTGGCAACGCCTCCGGAACAGAAAGTCCTACGGGTAACGCCTACCATCTGATGGGTTATGGGTATGTGGATGCAGCAGCAGCAAATCCATCCCTTCCCTCTGGTTGGACTGTAACGAATCCTAGTGCTGGTGTCTACACGATCACCCACAATCTGGGTCTAGCAGTTCCGGATTACCAAGCTGGTGCTTCTTCGAATAACAGTGGTGTCATTGTCTTGTGGTGTGATACTTCGAACACCAACACCCTTTCGGTACACTTGGCATCCACCTCAAATCTGGCTACGTCCACGAACGGTAACTTCTCTTTCTGGATAGGTAAACTTTGATTAAGACTAAACTTGACACCGAAGATTATGTGAAACTGATAGAACTCGGATATCAATTTCATCAAGAGTCTCAGTTCCGTGACACAGATTACGACAATGAAAAGGTATTCACTATTCTTCGTGCTACCCAACTTTATTCAGATAAATTCTTTGTAGCCTTTGATACGAACTTTAATGGGGTCATCCTCCTTCAAATGAGTACCCAATTCTTTTCTAAGGTGAAGTGGGCTGGTGATCAAGCATTCTATGTCAAGCCGGAACTTCGTGGATCAAGTTTAGCTCATGAGTTGCTGGAAGCAGGAGCAGAGTGGGCAAAGAAGAATGGTGCTACAGAACTAGTAATTCTACACAATGCAGGTATCGGGTTGGAGTCAGCCAAACATTATTATAGGAAGGAAGGTTTTGAACTTTCAGGTATGATTTTCAACAAAAGGTTAATTTAATATGTGTGGCATTCTTGATGATGTTCTACCCGTATTGGGAAGTATCGGCGGGTTTCTGATCGGAGGTCCGTGGGGTGCTGCCGCTGGTGGTGCCCTTGGTGGCACTCTCAGTGAAGGTTTCCAAACCCACTGGAATCCTGAAGCTACCCTGATTGGTGCTGCTACCGGTGGTGCTGGCGGTTACTTCGGTGGAGGTTCTCTTGGTACAGCCCTGGAGAATCTTGGTGCTAATGCCGTGGGTCCAGCTTCGCAGGGCTTCGCTACTGATCTAGCATCTAACGTAGCTCCGACCACTCTTGGGGGCCTTGAATCGGCTGCTGGTGGGTCCTCTCTGTTTGGTCCTCTGGCTGGTACAGGTACAGCTATCGGAGGCGCAGCAGATGCCCTAGGTGGCGGTGGATTAGGTATGGCTGGTGGTGATGCCCTCAGTGGTGTTACTGGCAATATGGATTACCTCGGTGGTCTTGGTGGTGGTACACAAGGTACTGGTCTGGGGATTCAAGGCACTCCGGCTGCAACAGCCGATCTCTCCGGCGTCACTGCGGCTACTACACCAACCACTGGTGCTAACTATGCTCAAGGCATCACTCCAGGAAATCCTACGTCTACCCTTGGATCTACGCAAGCTAATGGTGTAACGACTACACCTATGGCGTCCCCGATTGGTTCCAATGTGATGGAAGGTAGCCAAGCAGCTTCTGCTGGTGCTCAGACGGGTACTCCCACAGCAGCCAGTGGTGGTGGCTTGTCTCTCGAAGGTGGTCAGGCAGCGGGTGTGCCGGGTGGTGACCAAGGAGCTTTGGCGGCTATGTATGGTCCGACCAGCACGGCTCCGGGTAGTACAGTTGGTCAAGGTATTGCAAACACGGGAGTGGAAGTTCCCGGAGCAGGTAATGTTCAATTTGGAGCTTTGGGCGAAGGCACTTCTGCGGCTCCTGGATCTCTTGGAGACAACGTGGCAACAGATATTCCGGGCCAATCTATCGGGGCCAATTACGATGCAGCAGCCAATTCGGCTGCACAAGGTGGTGGATGGCAGAATGTATTGTCTCAGCTATTCAGTGGAGGTGGTGCTGGTGAGGCACAAGGGCAAGTCGGTCAACTTAGTCCGTGGCTTGGTCTTGCTAAATCGGGCCTTGGTGCTTACCAACAGTATGCCCAACAACAAGCGAACAATCGCTATGTGAATCAG